CAACAGCCTTAAGAAACGCCGACTTTGCAGTCTTTCCTTCTGACCGGTGATAAAAGAATTCAGCGCCCATTATTTTCTCCTTTTCAGTTCGTTGATTGTCCCAATAAGATAACCAAGACAAAAAACAAGAATAGTTATTACTAAAAACAAAAACAGTATAAATTCCATGCTAGTCAATCCTATTCTTGAAACACTCTCCTGCTTTTGCTCCATCTGGAGTCTTCTTCCACTCTTCAAGACCTGGAATCTTGCATGAGCACACAAAGCACTCGTTCATTCCAGGCCCCACAAGAAGCCCGTCGAACTCAAAACACCAGTGCCAACCTGAATCAAATTCTTCTTTTGTAAGCTTAGCAAGATCGTCAGGAGCATTCATCAGGAAGTTATACCGTTCACTCTTCACCTTTTTCCTCCTGCATCCTTACCCATTCACGCTTAACGATGTCTTCACTATTTGAAAGAGACTTGTTTTCTAGAATGAGCGAGCGAATCTTGCTATTTCTTTCTTCCATGTCTTTTTGGTACTTCTCTTCAAGCATGGCGTTGTTGATAACGCTTTCACCAAGCAGCTTTTGAGCCGTTGATAGAGCGTTGTATACTTGAATCAATTCTGCCCGTAAGTCAAGTGTTTCATCTTGCATTTTAAATACTCTCCGCGTGAAGTTCGATCATATCAGCAATCTCGTTGAACGAAACGCGTAAAGAGTCGTTTATGTCAGAAAGAGTTTGCGGAGTTTGTGGCTCATTGACAGGAATAATTGGATTGTAACTGCCCATTCCTGCCCAATTAACAACTGCATAAGGCAAATACTCAGAAGCGCCAGCATAAGGAGCTTCGCACTCTTGCCCCATGATTGAATCTGGCATCATTTGGCTGAACTGTGCTGTCGTGATCAAATCAGACTGTTGCCCTTCCTGCGTTCTTGCGTAAATCTCGCACAGAACACCCAAGCAGCAATACTCAACAATTCCAAGTTTGTATTTGCGAAGGTTATACTTCCCCTGCTTGTACTTTCCGCTGCGAAGAGCATCAGTCCACATCTTTGCGATTTCAGGCTTCATTTTTATCTCCTGGATGCATTGCGTTCATGATTACTTCAACACACTTCTTGATTTGTCCAATGTCCTGAAAAGTTAAAGGAATTGTAACAGATATGACTGGATTTCCTGGATACTGATGTCCCTTGAACTCATATGAGAACATCTCGACTGTTGGACTATCACAACACGGATTCCAAGACAGCGTTACATTAGGCATATCCTTTGCCCAGTATACGAATGAAATGTTCCAAATCACATGTCTTTTCGTTGGATTATTTCCAGTATAGCTGTAAAAATCCTGAGCATTTATTGAGTAACGCCATCCGTTCGGAATTAGACTGGCTACAGCTTTTCTTGCCCTGCGCTTCGCTGATTCAAACCTAGACTTTGTAAAAGTGTTCCATTCGTACACATACTCGTATGTTTCCCAAGACATTTATCCCTCCATGTCGATGATACCAAGCTCCTGCAGTTTCTGAATGTTCACAGGGATGTTCTTGATGCTGTATTCGTAGTTCCTTTGTGGATCAGCCATGTCATCGCCATCAGCGCACATATTGATCATACGCACGGCGGCATCCCTAGTAACATGAACGCTAACAACATCCCCGCCAGTTCGGCCAGAGTGAGACTTGACAACTCCGTAGAAAAACATTATTCCTCCTTGAGATTAGAGTTCGGGCCTTCGTATGGAACGATCAGGTAGTAGCCGTTATCAATCTTATTTTGAACTTCAAAGACCTCTGGAACATCCTGAAATGCACAGTCACACTCAAGAGGCTCCATATGTCCAGGTCCGTGCCGCTCATAGAAAACTCCTGAGCCGTGGCACAATTTACAGTCGTTGCGAGCCATTAGCACGACAGGTTTATCGCTCATCGGTATTCCTCGCCTTAGGGCCTATCAGTTCCAAGATCGCCTGGAAGCACTCCGTCGTACTTGTCGAAGTACGGATTTTCGTCCATTTCAAGCTCCTTAATTTTAGCGCGGAGTTCGAAAATCACTTGTCCACACCTCTCAAGCTCCTCCTCTCTTGACTTCAGAGCCTTGCTAAGAATTTCAGCCTGGGTTCGGAAGATTTGTTCGTCAGTCATTTTTGGTTCTCCAAACTAGGTTGCTCAAATTTCGGTGTCTTTCAGACGCTCTGTGAAGCCTATCAGCTGCAATCTTCATTAGTTCTTGAAGTTCTTCGCTCTCAATGGTTTCGGCAGCTTCTTTCAGCAATCCGGCGATTTCGTTGTCTCCGATGTCATTCCACTTCACTTTTACTCCTTTCAGTATTAACTCATTTCCCTTGCGAAAAATTCAACAAAACGCTGATACCTGGCGTCTCTCTTCTCCATGATAGCCAAGTCTTTTTGGGCGGCCTGAAGATCTTCCTTGGTCTTTTGGTACATTTCATTCAGGACTGAGTATTGGCTCTCAAGCCTAAGAACAGTTCTCCTAAGAGTCATCATCTCTCCAGCTACATCTGGAAGACCAAGTATCTCAAGACGCTCGGTAAGCTCTGGATCTTTCTGTTGCTTCATGACCAAATCTCCTGTTCTGCGGGAATACCGCGCTTTTGTGGATTGAACCTATAGAGCGCGTCTATGCGCTCCATGTAGAAAAAGATGCTGCGCTGGAATCGCGGACTAGTCAGGCGCATGAAGCTCTTTACGATTGCTTCGTAGATATGCTTAGGAACACCCGCTTCATCCGTCAAAATCTTGAACAAACACTCCTCTAATTCAGACTGTCTAAGCACGACATTCGGCTCCTCTGAGATATCCCAAAGGTACATCTGCCCCTGGACTTCTGCGGCTGGTTCGGCAGACACGCCAACATCGGCACTGTCTGCCTTTGTCTTGATTGGTTTTTCCATCTTAATGGAGATTTTAGGCTTTTTGCGGTCTTGTTTTGGAATTGGCTGTGCAACATCACCACTAACAACCAAGTCCGTGTCGTCTTTAGCGTCCATACATAGAAACCTCGTTTTTACGCTGAAAATGCGGTTAGACACAGCAAAATCAGCCCGTAAAACGCCGCAACCCCCCTCTCCCACCTACCCACCCTAAACCACATACCAATAAGATATATAGTAAGAGTAATAGGGAGAGAGAGGAGGGTGCGGGTTTTGGGGATGCGCATAGCCGAAAAATCCTCACAAAAACCGCCTACGGAAACTTTTGGTTTTACTTGGTACTGCATGGTAACAACCCTCTGTTATGCCATAGGGGCAATGGAGATTCTTGGCTATATGTGGTTACGGTTCGTTGTCAAGTTCTTTCGTATTGTCACCCCTATCTGGATGATTCAGGCAAGCATTGGGGGTATCCACATTATCCCAATTCTTGTCTGCACGATAGAAACCCGTGAAGGAAGCAATCGCCTCTGGCCCGAACCGCTCCACTAGAAGCTTATCTAGATCCTTGCTGAAGTTGACGAGACTCTTGTGGTGTTCATCGTCCTCACGGGCAGGCATCCACAGCCTCACCATCTGTACATTGTGAGTCCAGTCCGAATGTGGAGTTTGCGAGTCAGCCATTGTTGAATTCCTTTGCTAGCAGCCAAACTGCCGTGATCTTGTAACCGGGTTCGTACCTAAGCGCCATTTCGAGGTTGAATTGCTTTACTGCTTCCTGCCAGCTACCAGCGGAAAGCGTGTTTGTCAAGATTGAATCTCCCTGCTCGTAGGAGATCATGTATATGCGTGTCATCGCGCCCTTTCATTGATTCTAATAGCTCGGCGAAGATTTTCTTTGTTACGAGGATCTACAGCCACAAATTCTCCGCCTGTCTTGTGACCGAAGTCCATGAAGCCCACAACTTTCTCCACGGATGAGCACTTCACACACTCATCAGTGTTTGGAAGAATTTCCAGTCTAGAAACTGGAATAGGTTGATTGCAGTGTTTGCAGGTTTTCATCTACCACCATCCCACCACGATTCCGTTGTTGTCAGCCACCGCCTTGAACCACAAAGTCAAAGCCTTAACTTCATCTGAATTTAATCCGTGACTGAAAGTAATGTACCCATTCGGCTTAGCGAGCTGCTCTGCCATCTGCTTGACAATCTCGTTTGAAATCTCCTCCTGATAGAGAGAGACTCCCGTCACAGCATTGATGTAGCCGGCATACACCTTCCCTCGGAACGAAGAAGATCCTCCGTTTCCAGAGAACATGCCTCCGCACAACACCTGCGGAATATGCCCAAACAGTTCATCATTCATTGGCTTCTTGGTGATAGCGTCGTACGCGTAAGTGTCCAAACCCATTACTAACTCCTTAGAAAGAGGTGAAAGAATCGGGGCGGTCGCATCGCCCCCTGTGATGTGTTACTTGGAGATTTCCCAGTAGAAATGCACGCCGAAAGCGGCACCAACCTTCTGGATTCGGAACCTGGTTAAATCATCCCCCTGCGAGCGCATCTGATCAGTTGTAGCAAACACGCGCGCCCACTCCAGAACCTCGTCCTCGCTAGGAGCCTGTACGGAAAAGATCTTGCTGAATAGATCAGCATTAGCAGTGAGAGGCTTCTTCATCCAACGGTCTGGATGGCTCAAAATAATTACTGACATGATTACTCCTTTGCTAGATTTGCGAGTAGAGAGAAAACAGGGGCGGTCGCATCGCCCCATCTAGTTGTAGCTAACTAGTGATTAGCTGATGCGGCCCGACTTCTTCAGGGCAGCGGTGTTGCGCTCGATGGCGCCCTTCTTGCTGCCTGGCGCGAAGACTTCGGCCACTGCATCGTCGCGGTGGATTCCACCCTCTCCAGTGGTTCCACGGGGAACAGTACGGAGCGCGTTTGCACGCTCCTCAATGCGGTCGAGTCCCGCGAGAACCGAGGCCTTTGCCGCCTCGACCATCGCGTGGAGCTGCTCCTTCGTCATGCCACCGTTGAGAAGAGCCTCGCCGAGCTTCTTGTTCAGGTCAGTCACAGCCTTGCTCGCAGCCGAGCGATCCTCGCGGTGACCCATCACGGTGTCGGTGATGGCCTGAGCCTGCTTCTTGGAGGCGTTGCCGTTGTTGGCGGCGACGGTGTTGACGGTGGTGGTCTCGACGGCGTTGTTGATGGTGTTGGACATTGTGATAATTCCTGTTCTGACATTTGCGAGAAAACTGACACGATTACTCTTATTGGGTTGTCTATCTTCTGTGCTGTTCTGAATGTGCGGACTTATGAGGTCACCTTGAAGGTAACCCCGTTTATTGTGACTTCCTGAATCGTCTCCGCGTTGATCATGCGGTAACCATTGTTCTGCATGTCAAACACGGTGATCAGACCCTTGCTTTCTGGATCGAACTTGAGTTCGCCTCCAGTAAGCCCCTTGATTACGCGGCCACGGCAGTTCATGACACGGAACTCGCCAGTAGTGCGCTTGAAGAATCGGACGGTGAAGATCTTGCCTGAGCCTTTGGCGGCATGGATCTTATCTACAGCTTCTGATCGTGTGATGGTATCACTCACCGTTGATCTCCTTAAGAATTGCTTCTGCGACTTCCTCAACAGGAGCCAGGTCGTCATTCACGAGTTCTTCTGGCATGAAGAGCTTTCCCTTCCACGGAGACCCTTCGGCAAGACGCTCGCGAACTGTCCCAATCATCAGAATGATCATCCTGATGTGGATGGCCTGCTGGAAATTACCAGCACGCTCGTACTTGCTGATTGCCCAGATGCACGCGTCCAGGGTCTTGATGTCTTCTAGATTACTCAAAGCGGTTTCCTTTCATAACAATCCAGTCTCGGGACTTGACGATACGCTCGTCAGCCATTGACTGCGGGGTGAACGGACTAGATGGGCATCCGTGACGTGTCACGTAGCCATGGATCACGATCTCCATCCACATGTCTTTCGGCATGCGGACGCAGGATCGCTTGAACAACCACTGCAGCTCGCGGTAGCGGTCGTATGCCACATCCCACGAGGAGTAGTTAGTAGGGTCATGAGTCAGCTGCTCAAGCAGCCGCTCGGCGGAGCCGAAATCCTTGACAGAGCGCTTCGATGGCACTGTGCCTGATAGCTGGCTGCACAACACGCCAACGGATTCCCCGGGGAAACGATCCACGGGCCGCCTAGAATAAGTCAGGACCATGACTCTGAAGAACTGCATGATTTGTCTCCTTACTTCGTTTGTGCGAGCTTGAGAATCTCTGCCAACCTGACGCTGATGGTTTCCTTCGCGGTCAAAGCCGCCTGCTCTTCGGTGGTCATCCAATCATCGGTATCACCGCGATACTCGATCTTGAATGCACACTCCATGCGATTCCCAGACTGCTCGGGATCATTGGTGATGCAGTTCAGCCACTCATCCAAAGCGGCGTGAAAGAACTCACGCGTCTTCGGATCCACGCCGACTTCCTTCTTCATTTCGAAGAAGATCCTGTCTCCAATGGGAACAGGCGCAGGATATCCCTGCACCATCCCAGTGAAGAAACTCGTGTACAACAACATGAACTCGTCACTCATAACACTCTCCTTACGATGAAAGCCGCGGCATTGCGGACTTTGGAGGCTAACGGCCTACCTAGACCTCCCCCGGTCGCATCGGGGGATTTGAGGATGGTCGTTTAGAAGTGAATGTGCTCGCGGAGATTGTTTACTGATGCTTCATCAACGCGATGAAGCGGAGGACAATCCCTATCGTTGATGATGCTTTCCAGCACCATCACGAGGCGCTTCCTTGCCGACTCCAAATCAGCTAGATTTTCCCTAGAGTCAGACAAAGAGTCATGGATGTTCTGCATCCAAACCAGGACCATCATGTCCTTGCGCTGAACGCCAGTAGCCGCCAAGACCTTGTCCATCAGCTTCCGAGCAGCGAAAATACCGCGCTCTTTCTGATGGATCATCGCGATGCTGACACCGGCATTCCAGAATGTCTGGAATGGAAGACCGATCACACGCTCGCTCATGTCGATGGCATCAACCCCATCATCGCTCAGAAGGCATCCAACAGCACACCTTCCAACCTCGACTCCATAAACATCGCGCATCTTGTACTCACACGAGCCTCCGCGGCTCATGCCCGGAAGCCCTCCGTTGTTGTAGAACTCGTGAACACGCTTGACGATACTCATTGCTTCCTGATTCATCTGAAATCCTTTCTACAAGGAAAGTGAGAGAGTTAATCACATCAGCCACCATGGCTGTGTGCCTATTGATATTCCCCGCCGAGATGTGCTGATAGAACAGATGAGCCAACTGCTCACTCTTCTGTTTGAGCGGATTCATGCCTCGAACCCAGGAGTGCGGTCGTACTGACGCCAGATCACCTTGTCTGGATCTAGCACAGAACTGACCTCTTCCAGCTTCTTGAAGTACAGCTTGGCTCTTTGCCAAACTTCTCCGCAGTCCGTGTACTCGTATGACCAGTCTGCCCAAGACAGATGGTGCTTGTACTCTTCCATGGTCCAGTCCTTTGCTGGCTTGTTCATCATCCTGTCTAGCATTACGATTCCTTTCTGTTGCGCATCTCAATGATGCTGATGACACGGGCTACCTTGAGTCGTCCAGAGGTTGCCACCTTGGACACATCCCTATTGAATTTCTCTGCCCACTTCTCGCACTCATCCCGAGTCCTTCCGGGAAAGATGTGCGAGGGTCCGTTACCCGGATTAGTGATCTCAACGACCCAATCCGGGGAGAATGATCTAACAACTCGATCAGAATTAGCACGAACCATTGGTTCTTCCTAACCGTGGCTTAGCCACAAATAGAGCCTTTCGGCTCAGTTATCCTGACACTCTTTCTTCTCGGACCGGTGGATCACACGAGCCACCTCAGGTCCCCCGCCATTGAACTCGTCACACCACATCTGCATGTCGATCTTGGTGGTTGCGGGCTTGATGAAACGAGGCCCGAACTCGCATCCGGGCCTGTCGATTTGAACGATCCAACAATCTTCCATGGTTGTACTCCAATCAGACTCGCTCGCCCTTACTTCTCTTGTAGGCGTACTCAGCCGGAAGTGGGGCTTTGGATGTGTCAATGAGCCAGTTCTCTGCAAGAAGGCTCGTGAACTTGTGAAATTCGCTATCTCCGTGAACCGCACAGATGACCGAAATCCACTCGACAATCGCTGACTGATCACGCTCCCACTCTGCCCTGCTCTTCCAGGCATGATCCGTGATTTCTCTTGTCAGTCTGCCGCAGAGGAAGTACCTTGAACTCATCCTGTCGATGATGTACTTCTGAGTCTTGAGAACCTGCATGATCTGCCATGACGCAGAGTCCTTTGGGTTCGTCCAGCCTTCAACCTTGACAGCCATTTCAAGATAACTGATGGCGTCCGATGACGTTTCAATCTTCGGCACTTGAGTACTCCTATGTTAAAGCCAGTGGGGGGAGAACGTCTCCCCCCACCAGCCTTAGTTGCGATGCGGACTTTGAATGTCAGGCGATCTTGCCTGATGCACGCAGAGCGCGAGTGTTGCGCTCGATGGCAGCCGACTTCTTGTCGGTGGTGAACACCTCAACCACCACGTCGTCGCGGTTGATGCCTCCAGGGCCAGTCGTGCCGCGACAGATCTTCGCCAGCTCCAGGGCGCGCTGGAGCTGCGCCTCGATGACCTCTGCCGCCGCCTTCTTGGCGCGGTCAGCAGCCGCCTTCAGACGAGCGGCGTCGTTGTCGTCCATCAGGACGCCAGCGCAGTCGGCAGCGAAGGTCGTCATGACCTTGCTAGGCTGCGACTTTCCCTTCCGGAACCCCATGGCGATGTCCGTGAGAGCAGCAGCCTGCTGCTTCGTCGCGTTCTTCGGCTTGGATGCCGCCTGGGTGGCGCCCAGGTTGACGGAGGCGGTGGTGGTATCGACGGTCACGTTGTTGTTGCTCATGGCAACTCCTTCCGAGGGTTTCTCGGATTTGGAACCCTATCAACAGATAACCCGCCCATCGAAATTGTGGGCAGCCGGCTCCTGTTGCATTGGGAATAGAAACGCCGCCCTTTCGGGCGGCGTCTCCTTTAGTCTTCAAGGACGGACGGTAGCTTCTTATTGATCTTCTCTGTCATGTTGGCGCACGCCTTCACGATCAGGATGAGATCCTCCCGATCGACATGCCCAATCACTTGGTCGAAGTGCTGCGGCTCCAAGAAGCCAGGGATGCAGAGCGGGGTGTCGTTCTCATCCCACGCCATGACCTCGCACGAAGTGAGGCCTTGATCGCAGTAGTTCTGACCACCCCATTGGATGCTCAGAGTAACATCATTCTTGAACATTACATGGACGCCCTTGACGCGGAGCTTCATTCTCCAATCAAACTTATCGACATCGCCACGACAAGGCTTGAACTTCTTGACCTGGACGCCAGCAAGGTTGAGAACCCGCTGGATCTGATTGAGACTGAACCACTTCTTCTTCACTTGGTCACCTCCTTGAGATGCTCGTCCATCGCCTCAGCCATGGATGCGCAGCACTCGCTGATTGCTCGTTCCGTGTGAACTTCCATCCAACGATGGCGCAGATGGCGAACCGCCCCTGCGATCAGTGACAGCTCAAGGAACATCTCGTAGTCAGTCTCCTTGAACTTATCCCCGCAGGCGTCGATACGCTCGACGATCCGTCCGATCCGCTCCTTCTTGAGAGCGTCCTCGGCCGCAGCGAGAGCAGCACGCTGCTTCTCCCACTCGTCGCGCATGGCCCAGACAAGCTCGAAAGCCTGCTTGCGCCACTTGTCATCCTCTCCGCCCTCGATGCGATTGATGCACATGTTCAACGCACCGAACCCTGCCTCGATCATGCGACTCATCGGATCACCTCCTTGAATCCGCGAGGAAGCGGCGGGTACGCGCAGCAGATCTGCACGTCATATCCACCCCACGCGATCGCCTCGCTCTTGACCTTCTCGAACTCGCCCTCGAACACGCGGTACTCTCCGCTGTTGAGGTTCTGACACAGAACGATGTGCATGACGCACTCCTTCGCCACTTAGTGGCATGGAAACAGGGGCGGGCCGCCAACGCGACGACCCGCCCCACTCGATCAGTTCATCGGCTTGGTGCTCCAGAACACGAACGACGTGATCTGGATGTCGGTGACCCCAACAGGAACGCCGTTGATGTTGCGGTCCCCATCGTGCTGAACCGCCATCACCGCGCCCTCGCGCACGAACTCCTCGTCGTGGGACATGGCCCAAAACGTGACCTGGAAGGCTCCGTCTCCAGAGACCTGCTTGGACTCTCCATCTTGCCCGAGCCAGTGACAGTATCCGGTTGCCATGAACTGTTTCACTTGATCACCCCCTTCTTCTTGGCGCTGCGGATGGTCTCCTCGCCCACAATCATGGGCATGAAGACCGTGAGAGAGAGCGAGATCAAGACGATGACGCTCACAATCAAACCAATCACATCAGACATACTGACTCCTTCTGCGCATAGCGCGATGATGGGCGGATCGTCAACGCGACGACCCGCCCCGTGTGTGGACTTTGCGGTTCAGCAGTTCTCCAGGGCCTCGTCCATGGCCTTGCGGCCCTCTTCGTTGATCGCCACCGAGATGACGATCAGCGTGCCATCTTCCCCCTCCTCGCCGAGCGAGGGCCACAGATCGAAATCCGCGTGCTCATCGCTCGGCTGCTTGCCGTCCTGGCACTTGAGACCCGAGATCGTCATGGTCACGAGATCCTCGCCCATCGCCCAAAGGCGACGGGTGACGTCTCCGCGATCCGTGCTCTGCGGGCGGTACATCATCGGCGTGTGGTACACCATCTTGTGGACCCCTCCTTCCTCGGTCGTGAGGCGGTGCGAGAGGGTCTTCATGTCCGCGATGGTTGCCTTCATGTTGGCAACTCCTACCGATAGTGCGAAACTAGCCTGTTATCGGTGTGCAGGCTAGGGTTTGGAAGCGCTGCGCAGCCGTTTCCGGCTGCACAGCGGTAGTGGTTAGAACACATCCCTCTCAAGGTCGAGCCTGACCTTCTCAGCGTGAGCGTCTGACGGGTCGGGCAACATGTTGCCCCACAGACACTCCACTGGGATCACCCAGCCACGCCAACGGCACTCGTAGCCGTAGCAGTAGTCCACAAGCTCAACCTTCTGCTGGTAGTCCCACAGCCGAGCCGTGTAGGCGTTACTGAAGGTGGACTTACCGATCAGCATCGGTCGCCACTCATCAGGCGCAAACGTGTGATACCACACCTCCGTGTTCCAGTACTGCTGCCCCGTGATGCGGAACATCGGATACAGCATCCGACAGACCACGAAGAAGCCACGAATCCTGCCGCGCGGCTTCCACTGCTCCCACACGAACCGGGCGCTCTCCACTTCGTAGGCCCTGCGAACCATGCGCAGGAACATCCGAAGCCTGCCCCCCTCGTAGATCGTGGGCAGCCACAAGAGGGAGTCCTCCACGATCAACCACCCCAACACGACGGCACAGAACCCACTCACGAAAGCGATCAGGAACCAGAAGATCATCCAAGTCATTTTTGCCCTTCTTTCTAGAAAGCACAAAGGGCGAGCCGCCAACGCGATGGCCCGCCCCTTATGGTTGCGGAGTTTGTCTGTCAGAGAACGCGGAACGTCGGAACGAACCGCATGGGGTCATCCGCCTTGAGTCCGTCGTTCCACTTGGCCTCGCAGACCCACATGAAATCCCACCTCTTCCTGAGGTTCTTCAGCCTGTCCTTGCGCTCCTTCCCCCTGCCGAGCGGTGGGAGGTGGTTGCCCTGGATGCCGCACGTCATGCTCTCGTTGCACGCAACGAGAACCCGCCAACCGTCGATGCGGTTGGCGATCTTGAATTCGCCGGTCACTTGCGCCTCACTTTCTGCGGCTTCTTGCCGCCGTTTTCCATGATCTCTTTGACCGATCGCCAGTATGGCAGAGTCGAGTCCTTCATGTCACCCTTGGGTCCGCCGTTGTGCCTACGAGCAAACTGCTCGTCGGTCTTTGCCTTGTGCTTCTTCATGTACGCCTTGAACACGCGGATGCTGACCTCGCGGTCATAGCAGTCCTCGTGCTTCAGGTCTCGCAGGCTCGGGTCAGCCTCCTGCGCATCCTTGAAGTAGCCCGGCCTGATTTGAAGGCAGCCGACCGCGTTTTCCTTCTTGTTGAACGCCTTGTCGTTGCCACCCGATTCCTGCTGGATCAGGCTCTTGATAAGCAGATCACTCTGCCCATGAGCCTGTGCGCCGCAGAGCAGCGCAATGATGATGATGAGCACCCTTTCGATCCTACCGAACATCTGTCGCTCCTTTCTAGGAGTTCTCGTGAACTGCACGAGTCAGTGCGTCTCGGAATGAGACAAACCCGCCACAACCAATCAAGGTTGGAGCGGGTGAGGAGTTTGCCGATGAACCCGAGCGTTAGCTCAGATCCATGAGCCAGTTGATCGTGACGATGAAAGCATCGCCAACAATCTTGCCCGACACCTGACGGCGGTCGATGTAGTTCTTCCGCCAATCGGTGATCGTTGCTGACCACGCAGCATCAATCAACTCGGCAGAAGTCGTCATCGCCGCAGGAACGGCGATGGTGATCTCGGTGTCCTCGAACGACCTGCCCGAGTAGTCCTGCCAGGACCGCTCTGAGATGCGCACCCATGCCGTGCAGCTGCGTCCATCGGCAAGCCGCACCATCTCGTGATCCCTCTTCATACTGAGAAGGAGCAGCCCGTCACGAACAGGGGGCAGATCGGGACCACTCACAGGCTCCCAATTCTCCTTTCCTCCACTCTCCACCGACTGAACCTCAGTCCAGTCAGCATCTCCCTGCCACACATCGCGAGCTTCCTGCTCGCTGCTCGCCCACACTGGGGACGTGAACGGCCCCTCTCTAGTCTCTCCGACTAGAGTGATGTGCGAGACATTGAACAACTTTCGGTTCTTCCACTGCATCTTTCCTCTTTCTGCGGGCTGTGCCCGCCTGCGGACTTTAGCGGACGGCGTTGCCGAGCCGTGCCGCCATCTCTTCGAATGCCTGCTGCAGAGAGATCTGCAGCAGGGCTGCGATGCGCCTACCTTCCTCGGTAGCCTCGCGCTGAGCCTCTGCGGCAGACGACCGCAGGGCGTTGTTGAATTGCTTGGCAAGCAGCGCGCGCTGCTCGGCTGCCTCGCGCTTGGCTGCAGCCGCAACCTTGGCGGCCTTGCCGGGGCGGAGGTCGGCAGGCTTGGCGAGCTTGTTAGCCTCAACCACTGCCCGCCACCCCTTGGGTCGGCGTGTGCCGACCATCTCAATTCCCTGCTCGGGCTGAGTCACACGGTGACCCAGGCCGATGATCCGCCGCTCAAGCCCCACGGCGGGGATGCGGTTGCCGCCCACGCGGTCCCGCTCGAATCCGTAGCGCTTGCTACGGACTCCTTGCCCATACGCTGACTGCCTGATCGTACCCACGGGATGCCGCGGGAAAGACAGGCCGCCACTGTGGTTATTGGTAACCACATACCCCTGGCCACGAGCCAGGATGTTAGGATAAGCCACCATCAATCCTCCTTCTTCACGGTGTACCACACGACACCGTTCGAGAACTGCACCACTTCTGCGAGCGTCAACTCGCAGCCCCGCTTCTCGGCGGGGATCTTCATGTCTGCGCATCCGACGCGGACACACAAAGCGGCAAGGTTCATCGGCAGGTTGCCGATGACGATCTTGCCCTTCACGTCACTCGCGGTGACGTGTTCCAACACCAGACCCTCGAAGCCGAGGCTACGAAGGTAGGCCACCTGACCAGGGTGGCGGGAGACGATGATGGTCTCAGGAACGGGGCAGAACATCGCATACTCCAAGCAGGGATTCTTTGAGTGATGTGACTTGCTCACCCTGCGTAAGCAAGTCATCTGATAAGGAAAGCGGACTATACCCGTCAAGGCATAGCCCGCTGATCAGTCGTCATAGCCGTAGGTGTAAACCTCCGGCACATGGAGGGCCTTCTGCTCCTCCATGCTCATGGAGGCCCATATGGCGTTGCCACGGGCCACCGTCTCATCAATCTCGGCTGAGAGCGCCGCACAACGCGCCTCCAGCGCATTGCTTTCCTCCAGTAGACGGAGGACCTTCGCCGCAGCCTTCGCTGCGGACTTTCCACCCGCCGCAGCCTTGGCTGCAGCGTCTCCTTCCGCAGCCTTGAGGCTGCTGCGGAGGTGGCCTAGCGCAGCCACCTCCACGACCTGCAGCGCTTGAAGAGCGCTGAGGTGTCCTCTCACTTCTCCGATGGAGTTCATGCGAACTCCTTCTCGAAGCGGCTAACCAGCTCGCCCACCTGGGCAGCGGTCAGCTCCGCCTGGCGATAACCGTCGAGGTTATCCTCCCCATCCTCCGTTGTGATATACCCGTAGGTACACCACATCTCACCCGTGCCGCACATTGCGTGCAGCTCGGCGAACGTGCCGTTGGCGCACGTCGCGGTAACCTTGAGAGACTTACCGTTCCACTTCTTAGCAAACTCGGTCATTTGAACCAGCCTTTCTGCGGACTTTGCGTCCGCTGTTGAATGTGAAAGCCTCCGCACAACCTTTCGGCTGGGCAGAGTCGTGTAGATCGTCTGAACTCGGATACCCTTCCGTAAAGGGCTGCGACAGCTCGACCTGACATGGAAACCCTCGCGCAACCTTTCGGCTGCGAGAGGGGGAAAGCGCGGATGGCGGATTTCTCCGCCACCCGCGGGATGTGCTGTATCGGGCACTGCCCGGCGCTTGGCTTGCGCACGTCCGTCCGAGAATCGTCCGACTTACCCCACTCGTGACGGCGTATATTCAGTGCGGGTCTCTTATCCAGCCGGTTGCGCGGTCGCATTGCGCATCGGTTTAGGTTCAGACTTGTAGTGTTCGGAATAGGCATTGCCGCCGTCAACGCATCACGTACGCAACCCCAGCCCTGCGGACTTTCGCCCGCACGCTAGGGTACGCTTGTGTCACGCTGATACGTGCGCCACATCCTTTCTCGCCAGGCGTCGCATATGCATGTCGTTACCGTACGGCGTAGTTCCGTACGGTCAAGACACCTGGCTACCGCAGACTCTATTGGCCCATCTCTGATGGCTACTAACCACCGACCGATTCGATATCTGCGCTACTTGGGCGTCGCTATACCCCAGGCCACACCCCCCTGTCATGCGCACTTTCGTGCGCACCGTAAGGGTAGCATCCTAGGAGCGGTTCCAACTCGCACCTATCTAGTTTGCACTATGCGGTTGGTTTGCCCAACCGGTGCCCCTGACAAGTCGCTCGCACTAGCGCGAGGCTTGGACGCAGCATCATCACACGATGCGCATCCTACGGGTACTGACCACTCCCATTAGCGTTTCCGACTCGCGTCGGCGGGTGTTCGATGCGCGGTTAGCGCACACGCAGTCTTCCGTAGCAGGTTCCGCAGTTACTCCCGTGCGCTTCTCGCGCTCACGGTTCCCTAGCCGACGCCGCTCATTCGCTAGTGTCCTGTGCGGGGGTGCCGGTCTTTCACGGCGTCCGCACACAACATCTAGACCGAACTGGTCTCTCGACTAAACTGCGCTATGTCTCACCTCACGGGGAGGGGAACCCCTCCCCCCCCGTAGGGGGGGAGGGTATCCGCGCACCGTGCTGCGATCACCACCCGAGTCGGGCGGAGATTGATGCCTGCCCCTCGGCTCCGAAGAGCCGAGCGACGATGCTCTCACCAGTGACCCCGCGGACATCGCCGTCCGCAGCGGGGCGCAGCGCGTCGCCCATGGGCAACCCGCCAGCGATGGTCGCCGAAGCCTGCGCCCAAGCGCAAGCCTCTCCGAGCACGAGGGACTGCGCAGCGACCGCAGCAGCAGCCTGCGGCGTCGCTTTGCGTGCCAAGTCGCCGAGCAACTTCTGCAGGCGGTCAGCCGCCTGCTTCGGCGTCCGACCAGCGGCGCGGCGAGCCTTGCCGTCAGTCTCGAGATCCCTGAAGAACTTCGTCGGAGCCTTGCGAGCGGCTTCGACGGACCACTTGGCGTGCTGCGCCGCGGACACAGCAGAGACGAGCGACACGGACACGGACGGAACGGTGGTGGCGGGAGCGGACATGGTACGAAACCTCCAAGCAGGCGAGAGTCCGTCCGACCCGCGCGGCACTCGCCGCGCGTCAGGTCGTTGGGGTTGTCTGCCTTACATCCCTAAGGGTTGCTCATCGGCCGGCGCGGGGGGGCTTCACCCACTTTCACACCCCGAAACCAACTATAAGTACTTTCTTTACATAAAAACGCCCCGCAAAAACGGGGCGCCCCCTCAATCTTAAATAAGCACTTTCTCTCTACTAGCCTTTTATCCTAGTCTTGAAGACACGATTCTTGTTCTGTTCGGAAGCTGTGGCATACCTTAAGTTCTCTATGCTATTATCATTCCTGACTCTATTTATATGATCCACGGTCATGGCCTCAGGGCACGGGCCAATGAAGGCTTCCGCCACTAGTCTATGCACAAATTTTTTCTGCATTCGGCCTTTCAGCGCAAGTACAACGAAACAATAGCCGTCAGCATCTCTGTGTTCCTTGACAACACCACCAGGCTTGAGGTAATATCGTCCACGATTGAAAACCATACGGCTCTTTTGCCTAACAAGACCCGTACTGCTGATTTCATATGATGGATTTGATGGTAGCTCACGCCAAAGGCTCATCAATAATAGATACACACAGTGTATATACCTTTGGTATGAATAGAAGAATTCTAGATAAATTGATTGCAGCAATGGAAATACAACAAGGCGCTCCTGAAATAAATGATGGGGTAAAACCTGAGCCTACTAGGCCAGAAGTTGAGACTGGATGCATGCCGTTTAGATTGGCTTTTCCTAAATTATATCCATGGGTGCATCCACCGACTGAAAAATGCAATGAGCGCCTTTTGATTGAACCAATGGCGCATTGGCCTTGCGTTTGCTTGAAAGGAGACATTCCATTCCCAACGATAGAGCCAGACCGCTGGGTGTATAAAATCTCCTGTGTTGGAGTGCCATGGAACGATATTCTTACCAATGAATTAGCGGTCAAATCAAAAGATAAGATATGTAAGTATGTAAAACTTATGGTAAGAAGCGGATGCCTTATTCCAAACCCAAAAAGAGAACAATGGGCGCCTTTGCGAATTGTAGGAAATGATTGGGCAAACCCTACGGTAGCAGCACAAAACGGAGATGAATGGTATCTATTGAGAGTGCTATTTGATACCCAATTTGGCGACAACCCGTGCACGGTATGCTTGCAAAATATGATGGCTATCTTATACGGCATTTTAAGACAAATGGCAGATGCATCAGGGGTAGATAGGGCTGGGGTTGATGCGCAAATAGGCGTTTTTATGAGAGCTTTGTGGCTTCATATGGCAGAATGCTTGGAAGAAGCGGTGCAAGACGGTGGCGCTATAGCATAATCTAGTGTATAGGAGTATATTATGAGAATAGATATAAAAGGGGTTTTAAACGGACTCGGTTCAGCTAAGGCTGCCGTTGATGACATGATGACGCAGCAAGCTCCGCTAGATAATACGGTAGAGGCTCCAGTCGATCCTGCCGTAGATGACGGTACGGACACAGCGGCCCCAGAAGGCGGCATGGCGACCGGAGGAGCTTTCATAACCGGGCTTTTAGAAGCCAATGTCAAGCTCAGAATGCTCCATTGGAACACTACTTCCTTTTCAGCGCATACCGCACTTGGCAAGGCGTACGAGGGGCTTAACGAGCAGATTGACGAATTCATCGAAACCTATATAGGAGCCAGAGGTCGAGATCTTCTCATGACCGTTTCAAGCCTGGCGGTATCAGCTGAGGAAGAGCCAAGCGCTGTGCTAGACTCACTAGAAGGACTTCTTAGAAATGACATTCAGGCCGATCTAGGAGAGAGTGAAACCGCCCTGCTTAACATGCGAGACGAGATGCTTGGGCTTGTTCAGCATACTAAATACCTATTGACCCTCCAATGAAGTCAAGACATGAAGGGTTAATTGGAAAACTATCTGCGGCGTTGTCGATAGACACGTTGGATACTGTGCTTCCACACGAGGAGATGCAGGGCTGCATTGATCTGAAAGAGGCTTTTCCAAGTTCTGATCCATGCTCTTGGATGATGTTTGGCAACATGGGAGCCTGGCCAAAGGTTGCCGTTGACCAAAATGGCAAGATAGTGAAGATATGCGATAGGCTGGGAGGATCGCGATGGGCCATAGAGGGGCCTGTATACAAGCAAATACTTGACAATCTCTGCAAGATGATAAGAAAGGCCGTTTACAACGGCACATTGCAAATAGATCCGGCATTCAACGAGGTCATAGGTAATCACATAAAGCAGAACTTTGACTGGAGCGTACCGGCGTTAGGGCCATATACGGATGATGGCTATGTGTTTAGTCAGATATTTCCTAGATTCCAGGAAGAGTGGGAAAACAACTCCTTTAATTGCTTTCAAGAGGCTATGGGCAATCTGAAGGAGATACTTTACAAGTTTTGGAATTCTAAGATTGTGGTTGAGCAAGGAAGCATTTTGAGCAAAGATGGATGGATCAGATTTGCAAAGGAATTTGTCAGAACGCTCGTTGATTGTGTCATAGATATAATAAGAGAGGGTATTCCAGCATGAAACGATTAAGCGCAATACTTAACAAGTTGTCAATAGCAGCAGTAGATGTGATCAATCAGGATATTCCTGAGCCAAGACCAGGGCAATTAACCGGATGTTCAGGAGAGCCTATTGGTGCGAATTGGCCCTTCTTAAGCAAGAAGGGTCCAGGCATGCCGGAAACCTACACAAAGTGCGAAATAATCAGGGATTACTACGCGAAGTTAAAGCAACATCTTGACGCGTGCAGACTTGATTGCTTGAGATCGAATACTGGCGGATTTGATGACTCTGGATTTACCGCGTGCTTGAAGAGAAAATACGATGCATATATAGGCGGTTCGTCTCAGGGGGCCGAGATCTACAATGTTCCAGCCATCACTCCTGAGCAGCAAGTTTCTCCAAACAGCAACATACCGTCATCAACAGTCAACCAACAGTTGGTTAAAGACTGCGCAAAGGCAAAAGTAAGGTGTCAGTGCGAATTCTTAAGAAGAAAATACGAATACGCTCTGAATTCAGCAAGAGAGGCAGAGCTATTCATAAATGGATGCTCTCCTGAATACCACAAGCCTGACGCTAGTAAGACGCAAGACCCATCGCTTCATGAGCAATTTAGAAGAAGATGCTTCCCTGTGCGCAATTTATTTCCAGTTGAAAACAAGTGCGCCGGCACCATAGAGAATCCGACATATGGCACATACTGCATGTTTGTATGCAATCACTGCGGGGTAACAGGATGAATAATTTAAATCGATTACTAGAAAAGCTTTCTTCCGGCATTTTAAATAAACCAGCGACGGCAAATGCACCTCCAGAGAGTTTCGCTTGCTGTTGTAAGCTTCGTGCTTCAGGATCATCGGAACCGGCTTCTTGTAGAACTGTCATTCTTAATTCAGCAGGAGAAACTACACATGGCCCGCCGTGCGGATGGTATGAACGGCTTGACGGTTCGTATCAGCAAGACCCGCTTATAACTTGCGTAATGAAACCTGGGAATTGCCTAAATGATCCATGCGATGTTCCTTCAGATGCGCCAACAAAGCCCGTTCAAACGACCCCAACAACTCCATCTTCACGTCCTCCGTCATCTACTTCTCCACCTCCAACGCATAGGCCAGAGTTTACAACATGCCCAGACGAGCGAGCTGAAAATTGGCCACCAAGGGTTACTGAAATCGGCGATAATGCCGCTAAGCAATGCGCAAAGATAAAAGTACATTTCGCGCAGCTAGCCAAGCACATAATGGAATGTGCTAAAAAATGTGGATCTGATAACGGATTGAATTACGATTGGGATACATGTTTGAGAAATAAATGGAACGATTGGCTGACGCGACAACCAATTACATCTGTGCCAATCGAAGACACTGGAAATGCTATTGCCGCGGTTCCTTTTGAGATGGGGCCGGTTGATGATCCATCGTTTCCAATTAGACCGGGTCTTTCTGAAACAGAACTTAAAAACTGCAAGATGCGAAGGAATACATGCGCTTGTGCAGTTAAGAAAAAGAAGCTCGAACATCTACTTAAACTGGCAGAGCTTGCTGAAAACTATTATTGGATGTGTCCTCCTTACAATAAGGATGACGCAAAGACTAAATTCAAAAACGCTTGCGATGCTCTAAAATTAGAGAAGCCAGCTTCAGATAAGTGCGCACCAAATGCTGATTACGGTGATAATTGCAAGAGATATTGCAAAAAATGTGTGTGACCTATGAAAAATCTAACAAAAATATTAGCTAATTTAAAGAAGTCGTTTGGTTTTGAGCCATTTATTGATGATCAAGTAGTGGCTCCTGAGCAGCCTCCTGCTGCTGAAAATCCAGAGATTGCACCAACCACGGACCAAATCGAAGTACCATGGTCGCTAGATCAAAATACAGCTGCAGTTGCGTGTGGATTTACAGAATTTGATATAATCAAAGCCACGCTATGCGGCGAAGCTGGCAGATGCGGAATAGCTGGAATGATGCGAGTATGGCAAGTGATTTTGAATCGAGCTGTAAAAATAGATGCAGGAGCTGGAATTGTCAAAATAAGAGCTAGAGGCGTAGTTAAGACAGACAGCGACTATGTAGGAGTTGTAATAAAACCATACGCGTTTAGCTGCTGGAACAAAGACCATCCATGCCATGCAGGAGACGCTTTCGTAAATTGCACAGAATTTAAGAAAAGAATGGATTGTCTATTAAGCAGATGCGGAGAAACGGTATCTCCAGGAATGCTAACCTCTACACCTGGCGCTTTAGAGCAGTTAGGTTTCACTCCAACCGAAGCTACCCAGGTTTCTCATTATATGACACTTGGTGCTTTGGCGAATTGGCCATATGTATGTCAGGAATTAAAAGATGCGGTAGCAAAGGCGTCTGGCGGGAAAAAGTCTTGGACTGGTTGTGTAACAGTTGAATGCAAAGGAAAAACCCACAAAGCCTGCAGCGATGGATGCCACGTATTTATAAGCAACGTTCAATTATAATGCCAAAGTTTACAAACATCTTGCAAAAATTAAAAGCACCGCATATGTAGCGATGCCTGTTTCGTATTTATAAGCGGTGTAGATGTAAACGGTTAAATACTAGGCACGGATATAATTGAAGTATTACGCCCCATACGGTCACCTGTATGGGGTTCTTTTTGCGTAATTAGTAATACAGGCGCATTTCCAGCTGTCTCAAGACTGTAGTATGTAGTATTAACATTGGATTCTTCGGTCCATATCAAAAACTGTTGAGTATAGATTTTGGCTATACTATATACGTATAAAATAGTTCTAGTGCAATCAATTTTGACTCTCGATCCAACAGAGTGAGTCAAGGCAGGGCTTGTGCTAATTGAATCATCTGACGAAATATCTCCGCCTGGAGTAGTCCAAGGCGTAACGCTTGCATAATTATTCCAGGTAACAAATCTATAATCCAACGAACCAGACAGCAGCGCGGTTTTAATAGAATAATTGGTATTCGATCCGCTAAGAGTCTTTGGGTTAATAGAGATACTAGCCGAGATTATTGTATCAGGATCTATCGTAGATGGAAGTACGAATTGAGTGACAATTTTATTTGTAGTGGAGATTGTCGAAAGAGACAAATCGCTTGTTCTATAGCTTACAGTTGGGTTAGCTGATGATATATACGTGTCAGCAGAGTTTGATACAGAACTTTCAATTATCAAAGCTGAACCTGCCCTCTAAGCTCAACACGACCTCTTCCAGACAGCTTTACAAGACCAAGCCGTCTGCGCATTTCTCTTACTGACTTAAGGCTTTTCTTAAGATGAGAGGCTATGTCAACATCTTTCATTGTTGAGGCATTTGTAGTTAAAAAGTGCTTTTCAATCTCAGACCACCGTTTTTTTGAGGTATTCATGGGTTAACTCCGCAAAAATATACACGATACACTATAATCTATTGTGGCAAAAAGTCTAGATCCTATTAAATCTTTCCTAAAGAAGATTAATAAAAAAGAAAAAGAAAAATTATCATACGATGATGTTGTAAATGTCATTGAGATGATAGCAAAGATGCACAGGGGTAAAAAATTTGGATTTATGACCGAAGAGGATATAGAATCTCAGGTAAGACTTATTTGCATACAACAACTTAAATTTTTCGATCCAAAAAAAGAAGCAGATGTAACGCACAACAAGTCGCTGGAAAGATGGCTTAATAAGATTGTTAAAAATAGATTAAAGAATTTTTATAGAGATCATTGCCTTTCTGTTAATGAAAAGCATTCATCTGCAAGACAAAGCCTAAGTAGATCTGCATGCTCTCCAGACGAGCAAAATCACTTAATAAATCAAAATTCAATTCAAAAATCGAATATACAAGATGAGCTTGAGCATGCCGAACTTCAGGAGTTCATAGAAGCGCGACTAGACGAGTCTCACATGGAAATTTATACAGCTTGCTTAAACGATGAAGCTGTAACACCTTACTATAAGAACAAGCTTATGGCTAAGATAGAAGAGATATTAAAGGAGTGGAATAGTGAATAAAAAACTGTCATCCATAGATATCCAGTTCATAAAGGAAAATCTAGACAAGCTATCACTTGCTGAAATAGCTAGAAGACTAGAGTGCTCCCCAAAGACAATAGAAAGATACAAGAAGAAACTTTCAGCTCCAGACGCCGTGATAGAAGGCGGGAAGGTTGAGTATCAAACCGAGAAGGATCTGAATTTCTGGGCAAATGACTTAATGAATTCAGCACGAGGACGCAGAATAAAGGGAATACTCACAAAGGAAGAATGGGAGTCTTTTTGCGAAGACTGGGCTGGATATCATATTCAACTCGATGATTTAAATCACACAGAAGAAAATAATATAGAGCAGATTATAATGCTTAAATTAAGAATAGATAAAAATCAATCCGACTATTCTAAATCTGTAAGACTGCGTGATGATTTAATGAAAGAAAGCGGCATAAGGGATCTCAAAGATCTAGATCTTACAGATCCTAAGCAGGCTGGTATTTATGAAAAAGTTTTTGCTGCAGGTCTAAGATTGACAGATCTAAATAAGGAATATAAAGAGCTTTTAGAGAAGAGCACGAAAATAAGTGAAAGCTTGAATATAACAAGAAAGCAAAGAGAAGAAAAGGGTAAAATAGGAGCTGACACATTCTTTGCGTTATGTAAAAAATTCGATTCAAAGAAGACTAGAAATCAAGAAGGAAGAATGGCTGATTTGATGAGAATATCCATGACAACAAAGAAAACAGAACTTAGAAACGGCATAGAGTTTATGGATGGAGAAATATCTCCGCAGCTACTAGACGCGGAAACATTACGATTAATGGATAAAACAAATGAATAAAACAGCAATAATTACAGGGACTCACGGTCAAGACGGTTCATATCTAGCAGAATATCTGCTCGGCATAGGATATAAAGTATATGGCGTTTCAAGAAGAACTTCTTCTAGAACAAATGAGTTTTTACAAAACGCTAGCACTAATCAAAACTTTACGCTTGTAAATCTAGACATAACAGACCCCTCTGGAATTACCGATATAGTATCAGAGATAAAGCCAACAGAGTATTATAATCTAGCAGCTATGTCACATGTTGGACAGAGCTTTAAAGAGCCAATTAGCACGCTTAAGACAGACGGAGAAGCTGTTACAATAGCTCTAGAAGCTATAATGAAGTACAGTCCAAATACAAGATTTTATCAAGCGTCGACTTCTGAGTTATTTGGAAATTCCGCAGGACCACAGAGCGAAACAACAATATTTGCTCCGAGAAGCCCATATGCCGCTGCAAAATTATATGCCCATAAGATGGTCGGCCTCTACAGAGAGGCATATGGTCTTCATGCTTCATGTGGTATTCTATTCAATCATGAAAGCCCAAGAAGAGGCCTGGACTTTGTTACGCGCAAGATAACAAGAGGTGTGGCTAACTTCATGCTTACAGGAGAAAAATTTACCATTGGAAATCTTGACGCTCAAAGAGACTGGGGTCATGCTAAAGAATACGTTCAGGTAATGCATAAAATGCTACAGCAAGATGCTCCTGATGATTTTGTAATAGGCACAGGTCATACGGCATCTATTAAAGATGCAATTGATTATGTTTGTCAACTGGCTAATTTAAAGGAAATTCCATATATTCAAGATCCAAAACTAATTAGACCTGCAGAAGTTAATAGATTAATAGCTGATCCAACAAAGGCTTACAATAAGCTTGGGTGGAGAGCAAAGATAACATGGAAGGATTTATTAGCCGAAATGCTAGACAGCGATATAGCCGCGCTAGGCGGAAATAGTGTATTAAATATGTTGTGAAGCCTAAAAGATATAGAAATCCTAGGGATTATGAGGCATATAGGGAATTTCGTCGCACTGTTTTAAAAAGAGATAGTTATAAATGCCAATATCCAGGATGTGAAATAAGGCATCAGCTAGAGGTGCATCACATAAAAAAATATGCGGATCATCATAGGCTGAGAACTGAAATTTTTAACGGTATTACACTTTGTAAAAAACATCATTGTGCAATAACAGGCAAAGAAGAGCAGTACGAGTCTGTTTTCTATAGAACTGTTATTGCAAATGCAAATGAGCCAGAATGGGAGAAAAAGGATGCCCCGAAGAGGATATGCAGACGCAAGAAAACAGGCGCAAAAAACTTTAAAAGAAACAATATACGCAAACGTAATCGTTGATACTAGAGAGAAGAAGCCGTGGGATTTTTCTGATGGACTTCCGTCAGGATTCCATGTTAAAGAAATAAAGAATATAGCACTTCCTTGCGGAGACTATTCACTTGAAGGATTTGAAGATAAGTCAGGAATAATAATAGAAAGAAAAAATAGCATAGAGGAAGTCATAGGAAATTTTGGAAAACACTGGGATAGGTTTAAAAATGAACTAGATAAACTAGCAGAGTATAAAAGATCCTATATAATAGTCGAAGATGATCTTAGAGATTCCTTTGCTAGATACGCCGTAAGGAATCCGACAAAAGGAAAGTATTTTATACTATCTCCTGATTTTATAATGAAGCGCGTTTGTGAAATAGACCACAAATGGAACATTAAAACTCTATTTTTATCTAATAAATACTTTGCAAAAAAATACATGTGTAACATGTTCAAACAATTGATTGAAGAAAAAAATGAAACCAAATTGGACTGAAGACCACATAAATGAGTATCTCAATTACGCCTATCTTGAGATAGGCGATACTTTTAATACAAATACGCAAAATCCATTTGAGGCAGATTTATCTAAAGATGGCGTTGCAGAAGATCTAGTTAAAGTTTTTAAAAACATAGACTATATGCCATTCACAGTTAAAACGCTTTAAAACATGAACATGTTTCCATACCAGATGGCTATACTTAATACTCTATGGACAAAAAGATTGCCAATGCTTATAGCGACACGCGGAGGTTCTAAGACAACTATGCTTGGATGCTACGCTATAACAAAAGCGCTTTTAGACCAAGGCAGCAAAATAGTGATTGCAGGCGCTGGTTTGAGACAGTCTGGTTTAGTATTTGAGTCAATGGAGAATATTTGGAAAAGTGCACCTATTCTACAAGATATATGTGGGGCAAATAATGGACCTAGAAGAGGCGTTTTAGGATTCCATTGGGATATAGGAGACAGTAAAATAATGGGAATTCCCATAGGAACGGGAGAGAAAATCAGAGGTTTAAGAGCAAACACGATTATCGTTGACGAGTTTGGTTCTGTAAATCCAGATATTTTTGAAACTGTTATCCGAGGATTTGCGTCTGTTCAAAGCAATAACACGTTTGAAAAAGTAAAACAACAATACCAAATAGATGCTCTTAAAGCTATAGGAATGAACAATGATAGCATAGAAGAACTCCTAGGAGAAACAAAAAGCGAGGGCAACCAAATAATCCTAGCTGGAACTGCAACATACCAGTTCAACCACTTCTTCAAATACTACCAAGACTACTGCAATTTAATATATGAACAGTATAGAAATGGAACTGCTAGCTTGTCTGAGTATGCCGTTATAAGACTTCCATGGGATCACTTACCTAATGGATTAATGGATAAGACCATACTAGAACAAGGCAAGGCGACAATGGATGGCGCGATATTTAAAATGGAATATGGCTGTGTATTCGCGAAAGATTCTGACGGCTTTTATCCAGCTTCAGCAATACATAAGGCTACATGCCCAATCAAAACTGCAAATGGAGAACTTAAGTTTTATGCTGAAGAATACGGAGAAAAAAATTGTAGATATGTAATGGGCGTAGATCCAGCGTCTGAAAGAGATAATTTCGCAATATCGATCATAAAAATAACAGATGAGTATAGAGGTTTAGTTTTTTGTTGGAGTACCAATAGAAAGAGATTTGAGTCACAAAAGAAAAAACGACCACATCTATTCACTGGAATAGACGACTACAACACATTTATAATAAGAAAGATACATGAAATATGCGCTAGATTCAATGTATCTAGAATACATCTAGATTCAGGCGGAGGCGGACGATCTGTAGTTGAAGGATTAAAAGATCCATCAAAAATAAAGGAAAGTGAATACTGTATTTTTGACATGAATGATGATGAGGTTTCTGATAGAAAGGGCGCTCACATTATAAATGTTATAGAGTTCTCATCAAGAGAATGGTATGAAGCTGCTCATTTTAATTTGTTAAAAGACATAACAACAATGGCGCAGATCTTTCCAGCCTATGATGCGATCGGGGTTGAACAGGCTAGAATGTCGGCAGCGGAAGATGAATTAGATGATATGTCCTTAGAAAATATACAATACGAAATAGAAGAATGTAAATACCAAACAACATTGATACAGGAACAGACAACAGCCAAGGGAAATAAAACTTGGGATCTTCCAAAAATAAAAGGCGTTGTAACAGAAGGAATTAAAACAAGACTCAGAAAAGATCACTTTACAAGCTTGCTTCTAGCAAATGATGCAGCAAGATCGCTTCTTAATACAGTAGAAACTCCACAAAGACATACGTTTGGAGGATACTCATCAAAAGAGGCTTTGGCAAATAAAACTGGATCTTCTCAAATGTATCAAGGTAAAGGTCTTAAAAAAATGAAAAATGCCCAAAATATAAATAATAGAGGCAATTTTGTACGAAGAACAGAAGGGCCTGGCGGATCAATAGCGTATTGACATTTGTGTATTTCAATTGAATTGCAATCGGATTAACATGGAAGACAACAAAAAATTTTATACTTCAACAAATAAAGCCAAAAAAGAAGGTCTAGATGACCACAACAAGGCCATGGCTGATTTAAGTCCTGACAAAATGGCCTTTGGAGGATTTTATTCTAACGTTGAAGACGGTATTTCTGTACGACCACCATTTAACAGAAAAACATGGGAAAGATTTAGGCCAAACGAAAGAATACCAACTAAAGACTCTGAGGTAATGACAGCCTGCAGAGAGGCTTACGAAAGCGTAGGGCTTATCAGATCTGTTGTGGATTTGATGACAGAAATAGCGGTGGAAGGTCTAGAAATAGTTAGTGATAATGAAGGTGTTGATAATTTTTTCAAACAATGGTCTTTAAAGGTTAATCTAAAAGAAAGAGCCGAAAGATTTGCAAACTACTTTGTCGTGGAAGGCAACGTTGTGGTTGGCAGAAGATTTGAAAGTATTGATGTTCCTACAGTAAGAAGGATGCGTAGAGATTCAGTTAATGCAGCCAAGCGATCACAAATACCTTTAGATTATGTACTTTACGATCCGCAAACAATACAGTTGATCGGTGGTGAGGCCGCTATTTTCTCTGGTACAAAGAGATGGGCCATAAAGCTAACATCTAGTCACATATCTCAGTTTAAAAATCTAGCTAAAAATAGTGGTGAGTCAGTTTTGAATGATCTAGCCCCCGAAGTTAAAAAGGCTATTTTAGGATCAAAGTCTGGCGTAGATCTAGTCATCCCGCTAGATGAAGATTCCGTTTACGTAGCGCACTACAAGAAGAAAGATAGCGCTGTATGGGCAAAGAGCTTTATATACAGCATACTGCACGACGTTATTTATAACGAGAAGCTAAGATTAGCAAAGATAAGCGCTCTAGATAGTTGGTATAACTCAGTGCGACTTTGGAGACTAGGAGATCACAAGGAAGAGATTCTTCCAGACATAGGATCAATAGTAAGACTATCAAATGTGCTAGAAAATCATAGCGGAGGTACGCTTGATATAATTTGGGACTCGATGTTGCAGTATGACCAATATTTTCCACCAATCGAAAAACTAGAAAACTTCACAGAGAACTACGAATCAATGTTGCTAGGGCTTGGGGTTCACAAAAGTCTGATTGGAGGAACCTCTGGTTCTAGTGGATCTAATGAAGCGTTCATGGGATTAAGAAATCTAATGAAGAGAATAGACTCAATAAGAAGAGCTATTACAGATTGGGTTCAGTCTGAGATCAATATAATAACTGAAGAATTGGGATTTAATAATAAACCAAAGATTAAATTCAGCGTAGACAACCTATTTGATCAACCAAGTTATTTTAAGCTTTTAACTGAACTAAACGATAGAAACGTCATTTCAAATCAAACAATAGTTGAGAAGATTGGTGAAATGTGGGATATAGAGAAATCAAGAGTGGCCAAAGAAGAGACGGAAAGAAAAGAAGGCTCTGTATCAACAAAATACAGCCCGTTCATACAAACAGAAATACCAGAAAAGAACCATAAAAAGGCAAAAGAACTGTTTAAGCTGAAGCAAGAAAGCGGAATTGGAATAACTTCAAATACAGAAAAACCACCTCTTCCAAATGGCAGACCAGATGGAGCTAAAGATACGGTTAAAAGAAAAGTTTCAAAAAGGATAAGAGCGAAAGATCTAGCAGCGGCTGAAGAATTTCAAACCTCTGTAGACGATGTGTTAGACTTGCACTTCCTTAAAAAATTCAATGTATCTAATAAGAGGCAAATGACAGCTAAACAAAAGCTTGAGCTAGAAGCGGCCAAAGACAAAGTATTCTCAAGTTATATTGGCAAGAGCATTTCAGAAAAAGAAATACTAGAAATAGGTTTGTCAAATATTCCAAGCGAAAGATTCAATACGGCAGTAAAAGCCGAATTAAGCGATTTTGAAAATCCAACGACATCAAACATTAGAATGGTTAAAAACAGCATATTATCACAATGGAAAGATCAATGAAAAACACTATAAAATACCTACTATCTCTGTTACTAGCAGTGACAACTCAAGTTAATGCACAAACACCACCGACAAAAGTAGTTCAGGCAGACGGAACAATTCAGCTAGTTCCAGTCCCTCCGGCAACTGTATATACGCCATATTTTATTGATCCTTCAATGACTTATCGTATTCTTTTGGATTCCAACTGGTCTAATAAGGATTGGAATGGAACCGCAAAGAACGGATTGACTGCAAAGAAGGGTGATATCGTAGAAGTTCGTATTCTTGCAATGCCAATTTCCAAGACAAAGGTTGTTGATGGCAAGACAGTATATCTTTGGAGTATTTTCCGCAGTGGTGATTTCGTCATTAATTGGGATGCAAGCAAGTTCGAATTGTTAGCTCCAGCCATTGGCGGTTTTGGTTATGACACGACTGTAATGGATGCCGCAAAGTCTGGCGTAGTTTCTCCTGAGAAATCTGGCGGAGTAAACGAAACCGCGCTTCCACAAGACGGAACTATGTTATTCCATGCCGAGGCGCTTACTACTCCAGAAAATAGAGTTCCTGCTCTAAAACCGCTATATTACCAGTGGAACTTCGATGGATATATGTGGCAAAATTCATATAGACTCATGGGAACTCTTCGCTTTAAAGTAAAGGGAGACTTCTATTATCCAACGAGCCAAAGCACGGATATCAAGATTCTTCCAGCTCTTACTGTCAATGGAGTAGAGACAAAGACACGTATTGACGGCAGTCCTGTGATTGGAACAAATATTCTTAGCGAAACACGTAATGCAGTAAATGCTATTCAATTTGGCGCTTCAAGCGAATATAAGGTTTCTCACGTACTTTCAGCTCCTACAACCAAGTTCAAAGCTGGTGATACAGTTCCTGTAAAGATTCTTGTAAAGAATGAAACTCTGCCACAAAGAATTTCTAGCGTATGCACTCTATTCGCTTGGGATAACACCAAGCTTGAATTCATGGGTGTAGATAAGACAGGAGCAAGACCTTCTATGGAAAATTCAATTTATTGGGTTGGTGCTGGTAGAATAAACGAGTCTACTATTCCAAAGGATGGAAATGCCGCACACAATTGGCTAGCCTTATTGGGAGATAAGACATACATCGACAAGGAAACTCTAATTGCTACTCTGAACTTCAAGGTTATTGTAGATTTCAATACAACCAATATAGTGCTTTTGCAGAAAAACGATCCATCACTAATTGGTATACAGACTCTAGATGACTGCGGCATCCTTGGAAGCGATGCCGCTGGCTCTTTTGTGACAGGATCTGTAGTTAACACAACAATATATGGATCAACGCAGTGATCAAGGATTTTATCAATAAATCCTATCGTGTATAATTTAAAGGTGATACATGAAAATATTTCAATCAGAAGAAAAAATAAAGGCCTTATTAGTAGTTAACAAGGCTACTTGTGATGTAGATTATTTGGTAAAGGATAGCGCTGACACTAAGCAGTTGACAAAAGCCTGCATTGGAAATGCATGCGCGTTTGCCGCCATGAATGGAAAAGAAATTAATATGACAGATGATGTAATGCCAATATCATCCATTCTTGTCACAGATATTTGGAATGCTAATGGAGATGTTTTCACTGCAGAAGAGATTGTTAGAGCCGAACAAACTCCTCAGTTCAAACCAATTAATTGGATGCATAGAGGGTCAGAGGATAGTGATAACGAAAATATTGGAGTTATGGTCAATGCAACTCTAATTAATGGTGAATTGCCATCAATAGATTTTATGACCGATGACATTAAAGAAAAATACGCAAAAGCAAATACAAATACTCTTTCTGGAAATGTTCATATTAAACAAGACGGTCTAATTTGGTCTCAATATTTTCCAACATACGCATCAAAGATAAAATCTGGTATAGAAAAAGAAAATCTTTATGTGTCAATGGAATGTTTCTTTGAAGACTTTGGATATTGCCTTAGAAAAGATGAAGATGATAATAATCCAATTTTCATCGATAGAACCGAGGCTACATCTCATATGTCAGAAGATCTGCGTCAATATGGCGGAAGAGGGATCACAAAATACAAAGGTGAAAAATACCAAATAGGTAGATGGCTAAAAAATATAATATTCTCTGGCCAGGGTATAGTTATTGAACCTGCTAATAAAAGAAAAGGAAAGATATTAAGCGTGATAATAAAAAATACAGCCAAAGCTGACATAGACCCAAATTTTGATCCAAATTCGACTAATCCTCCAACTGCACCTGTTCAAGAACCAGGCGCTATACTAAATCCAAACGAAATAACACAGCCAGACGCTAGCCAGCTAGCACAGAACTACAAACCAGCTACATACGAGGCTCCAGCTGATGGACTTTTATTCTATAGCTCAAAAGAAGCAGAAAAGGTAGCTGAGATAGAATTAGGATGCACTGGGTATCACCTATATCAGGCTGACAGGCATGGCGACAACCCTCTGCTCTATGCTAGACTGCAAGGAGATCCAACCGATCTAGAAGACCAAATGAAGGTCGCACAATATAGACCTTGCTCAGACGAACAAGAGCTTAGATTCGTTTTAGAAGACATGGCAAAGAAGGGGTTTCAGCTAAGAAGAGCTGGAAGATTGTTAGATCAACAAAATACTTCTGTTCAGCCAAGCGCTCCAGGAGGCGGTGGAAATGTTAAAACTGGCACCCCCATAACAGCTCCAACATCTAATGTTACCAATCAATCTGGACAGACGACTCCTCCATCGGGAGGAAACAATCAATCGACCAATACATCAAAGGCCAAAACAAATCTAAATTTAAAAAATGTTGATCAAAAAGTGTATG